GCCGAGGATGTTGTCCACACGGAAAATTCTGTAGTACTGGTTAGTCTTAACAGCAGCAAGACCATCAGCAGGTGTTGAACCAACGAATGGGTTTGAAGCCATGCCGTAGCGTGTCTTAAATCCAATCTTTGGCTGGAAGTTGTCCTCACCAACTGCACGAACCATTGTTAATGGAACGTATGGGCAATAGAACAGACCAGCGTCATATGGGTTAGTACCTTTGTAACCTACGTTGATGTAATCTGCAGATGCATATGGGTCAATATAGACACGCATACGACCATTCAGAACACCAGCAAAAGTGTTGCCTGTGTCATCAACATTCAGGTTAGTTGACATTGCAGGAGCGTAGTCCAACATGCCTGAAGCAGCAAGTGCAGAAGCTACGTCAGAGGAACAAACCATGAAGTTACCTTTACCTCTACGTGTTTCTTTAGCAATTACGTTAGCTTCACGCTCGATCTGAAGAATCAGACCTTTGAACTTTTCTACTGACCAACGACCATCAGCATCCGTTTGGATGTTGAAGATACCATTGATAGCAGTGTTTGACTGCAGAGCACCTGTTTTAGCTTGTGCATTCATAGTACGGATAACTTCACGGTTGATTTCAGCAAGAATCTCAGTTGAGAGAATGTTTGCCAATTCCGTTTCAGCATCCAGACCATGGATAGCTTTCAGGTCCTGTGCAAGTTCTAAGCTGTATTCAGCTTTCAATGCACGTGACTTAGCAGTAACAGTTGCCTTTTCAATGGTAAAGCCCATTTCACCGAATGAAGAACCACCGGATGAACCAAGTGCTTCAGCATCAGCTGTTGGCATACCAGAAGCAACATCAGGACCATTGCCACGATCATTGTCGATCGAAGAGTCTGAGTTAGAGTCGGTAAGACCTGACAGACCAGAAGGACCAGAAGTTTGAGTTACAGAAGAATCACCAGAGAAAGCGGTGTTTGCTTCGTTGAACAGTGCTTCAGTGTTTGAAGTTGAACCACCGTCATAACGTGACTTCATCGCAAAGATGAGGCCAGTTGGACCAGACATTGGCTGAACACCACAAATGTCATAAGCCATCAGGTTAGGCATTGCGCGGCGAACTAGAGCAATAAGAACTGGGTTCCAGTTAGCAGCTGAAGTTGTGTTGTTGCCAGGAGCAGCTTCCATCATAAGACCTTCTTCGCGAAGTGCTTGCTCTTGGTTTTCCAGAATTGCTGCAGTTACAGCTTTTCTGTGCTTATCAGTAATGGTGCCAGCAGATTCTTCATTCAGTACTGGTGCCCACTTTTCGATAAGGTTATCGTAAGAAATTACGTTATGCATTTCTAGGACTCCTAATTATTGGGTTTTTCTAAGTGCTGCGAGGTACTGATTCATTGAACCTGATGTCTCAACGATATCATCGTCTGATTCATCCGTATCAAAGTCAGCAGACTCTACTTTTGCTTTATTAAAATATGATTCTTTAACGGTTGCAACTTTTTTAGCAAAAGTTTCTTCGTCATCAAAATCAATATCTTCAACAAGCGACTTTAGCTTTTCAACTTGAGTTTCGGCCAAATCACCTGATGCTTCACGAATGATTGCATCACGCTTATAACCTTCAAGTTCTTCAGCCATTGCGATTGCTTGACCAGTTTGTGCATTGAGTTTTTGCTCAAGTTCTTCAACTGTTTCAGCAAGTTCGTCAACCAGGTCAACCTTACCTTCTGGAACTTCGATGTAAGATTCGGTGAATAAATCTTTCAACTTACCCATGAATTCTTCAGCGATTTCCGTCCGAAGTCCAGTTTGGATAGCAAGTTTATTTTCTTCCATCCAATTTTCGACTACATAGTTCAGGTAGCTGTCAACTTTCTCTACGAGGTCACTCTTAGTAGAAGAAATTTCTGCTTCGAGTTCTTCGTTGTATTTTTCTTCAAGACGATCAATCTCTTCAGCAAGTTTTGACTTGATTGCTGCTTCGAAGATAACAGCAGTTTTTTCTTTGAACTCTTCAGACAATGTGGCTTCGTTAGCCATGATTGCATTCAGATCATCAGAGAAATCTGCTTCGTAGTTCAGTGCAGGTGCATCATCTGCTTCATCTGCATCGAGTTCTACATCTTCAGCCATTAACTTCTTCAGAGCAATAGCAAGATCTTCTTTCTTCATAGAGGCCATATGGTTATAAGCGGCATTAATCATACCAGCCTTTGTACCAGGTAACTTCTGCATCGGATCTTTCTTTGCCTGATCGCCTTTACGTTTTGCTGCAGTACCAGTTGCGTCACCTGCTTTATCAACAGATGCTACAGACTGTGCTTCAGCATTCTTTGGATCATGAGCTTCTTCCACGACTTCGTTGTCATCATGGAGGTCAATCTCTTGATCTTCGATTTGATTTTCATCAGTCATAATTGACTCCTTTTACGATTTATTTTTGAGCAACGAGAGGAAATTCTTAAACTCACGAACCTGAGCCTCATAGAGATCAGCACGTGGAGCCTTTTTAATTTCAGTCTCCATTTTTTCAATAGCTTGTGGCTCAATAATGCCGTTGTTCCATACCCACTCAACACCTTCCATAACTCCATTAACAAAAGCGCTAGGTGCGGAGGGATCCTGAACAATATCTACTGCATTCAGTAGAAAATCGCCTTTAACGATCATTGCGTCATTATTTCGCTGCAAACTTCCCATACCACGAGTCGAAACACCCAGTTTGACACCACCATCGAGTAGACCTTTAACAATCTGACCCATCGGAGTTTCCAAAATGGTTGCCTTTCCAACAACATCGTTACCTTGCCATTTCAAGGATTCGATCT